TCTTATCGCCAGCCTTTACAGCAAAATATAAGCTGTGATTGTTAGGAATCATTGTTGAAGTTGTAATACTTGCAGTAGGAGCAGTACCAAAAGCGATATGCCCATGACCTAAAGAACACGTAACAAGCACATGAGTCGTATTCACACCAAAAGCACTACTAGCAACACTTGAATTAGTTACTGTAAAAACTTGAGCTGTTCCTGCTCTAAAAACTTCTACAGGATTACCGTTATCATCTCTTGCTATGATACTCATGATTGCTCCATGTTAATGTCATCATTGGTTTCGTACTCTAATTTAGCCATTTTCAGCATAGTCTTTTGACGATCTGTCATAGCAGTCTTAATGGGACCACCTACAAGCCAAGCAGAGCAGGTACGATCAGCAGCACACTTAAACTCAAACAACTCACAGTAGCCTAACTCAGCACTAGCTACTACTTCGTTAGCATACGTCTCATTATCCGATTCTTTACCTTGAATACCACCGATAATGCACTTCATCATCTCAGGAGTCTGGATAAACGCAGAGCAGTTACCGCAGTGCATTGTCTGAGCATTCTTTTCGCTAGTGTTCCATTCCTTAGCTCGAATCTTCCAGAAGTCCTCTGGAGAGTCAGGATTAGCAGGACCATAGCCAACATTAGCAAATGCCCAATCTCGATTCTTGAGATTTAGCGGTATGTCTGAGCAGACTTTAGGACATTCTTTCATAACTTACCATTTCACTTTATTAGCCCAATAGGCAGCAGACATCTTGCCTTTAGCTATATTTGCAGCATGACGAGCCTTAAATGCCTCATTACGCTTACTTCCGTCTGGACTGCCACTTACACCCTGCTGACCAAAACGGATTAATTTAACCTCGTCTCCTGCCTTTGCAAGCACAGCATGACTCTTAGTAGGATGGCTAGGAGTTTTCTTAGGTTTGTTATAACCTGAGAACTCCTCTTTGCCACGCTTAATCATTTCTTTGCTTTCTTAGCAGGTTTAGCAGTTTTAGCAGCTTGCATAAAGTCAGCATTAGTAGGAGCACCTTTAGCACCTACCTTACGCATTTTCTCTCCGCTACCTTCGGCAATGCGTTTACGTTTAGCATTAACATTAGCGTAAAGTCCGTTTTTCATTTTTTAGCCTTATTCTTAGCAGTACGTTGACCACGTTTAGGTAATGATTTGCCAGCTTCGGAAAGCATAATTGCGGTCGCTTGTTTCTTGGAAGTAACTACAGGACCACCTTTACCGCTATGCAGAGTGCCAGCCTTGAACTCGTTATAGACCTTGCTCATCTTTTTATCGGCTTTCGATTTCTTCATCATTTAGCATTTCCTTTACTTGTTCAAGTAGTTGCGTTTCAGTAACATCATACTGCCGCTCAAAGGCTTTACGTCCCATTCCGTGATATCCGGTATTCCCTCGATGGTGCTCAGGACAAAGCGGTAACGTATCGTAGTGTGAACTCCTAACTCCCATTCCCAAGCCCAAACCGCGAACGTGGTGAATCTCAGCAGGAGTTCCTGTAAAACCAAGCCTAGTGCAAATTATACAACCTAAATTAGCAACTTTAGATAGATATTTCTTCTGATCTTTGGTCAATTTGACGCTTTCTCCACAAATATTTAACTGATGATATTGTTTCAGCATTATTGCACTCAGGACATACGTCAACAGCGTCATCAAATGCAAATCCGCAACGTATTCTTAGCACTTCGTCACGTTCACCAATCCAGTTGCAATTATCGCAATAAACTTTATCCATAATATTGACTTTCTGTAATGTAAGTATCATTAAATTTTGTTATCATTTTCATGCAGTTAGCCGACTGTATTACTTGGGAGAAACAAATGTTTGCATTGAATGTTGATGGTGTAATGTTTTATTTTGAGTCTGATGACGTAGAGATTTATGAGTTTGATGAAGATGGTGTCGCATGGTGGTTTGATGACGAAGAACAAGTCTGGTACTACTTTGATGATGAGTATTATGACTGGATTGAGTGCGATGAAGATGATTGCGAATAATCATTGAGTTGACCTTTCAACTTGACGATTACTAGCTTCTAAACTCCTCCAGCAGTCAACACGAGCCTGAGCGGCTACGAGCATCCAGCGTAGTCGTTCAGCCTCCTCTACAGCTTCTCTAAGTCCTTCTACGCATTCCTTATACTCAACAGTAGTATAAGCATCAGCTTCTTTTTCAACTACCGTATTTTTTAAACTACGTAAAATTCCCTGAGATTTAACTGTCTTTCTGTAATCGGTCAAATACACTACATTAGCTTTAGCTTGTGCATAAGCAGTAGCATTCTTAATCATAAAGTTAATTGCTTCGTTCGGATCGATATTCATCAGATAGTTTCCATATTAGAGTTTTAGCATCATCAATACTTGTTACTACATTTACCTGACCTTTCCAGAGCTTATGCCAATTAACTTGATCTGGAGTAAGTACCTTTTTATCACCATCTTTAATCTCAAGCAAGAAATTTCTAGCTTTAAATCCAACGATAATGTCAGGACAACCTTTACCTACTTCGTGCAAATGCTGTACTGTACAACCCATATCACGTAAAGCCTTTACGATCTGAGTCTGGTTGTTATCTACTTTTTTGAAAACCATTCGATAGCCTCGTTAAATCTTTCTATATCAGTTAAATATTTATCGTTTAAACAATATCTATCTCCGTACCCAAAATTTTGTATTTCGTAATTTAGTTTAAATTTTTCTTTTCCTGCAAACCCATGAATCTTAATAATCGTAGGAGATTTAACCGAACAATAGATAGCCCAATCAGTAGCAAAATCTTCCATACTATTAAAAATTAAATAACTTGGTTTTTGTCGTAAAGATGAACTTGTCTTAATTTGAATAGTTTGACCTTTAATTGTTAAGTCAATATTCCCATCTCCACCATAAGTAACGTCAAATCTGACATTAACTCCCAAAAGTTTACAAACAGCAATCTCACCTAACATCCCAATATAGTGAACAGCAAAATCAGTTTGACCGCATATTTTGTTATTTTTAATTTGTCTGTTATCTAATCTGGCTTTTTTAACTGACTGCATAATTCCAACATTATGAGCCGCCAAGATTAAATCATTAGAGTCTAAGTCTATTTCCATTGGCTATCTTCTCCACGATTTCCTAGCGTCCATTGTTCCCTACAATCTTTTTCTAGTAACTGAGCTGCTCTATCTCCGCGCTTTTTGCGGACAATAGACAAATATTCGATGGCTTTGTTTCTATCTTGAGTACGCCACTCTAATACCTGCCTGACTTCGCACCGATGCCTATGTAGTTCTGAGTTATCAGCCATAATTATAAAATTGCAATTGTTTCACCTTGCTTTGGGATAATTAAACCAAAATCCGTCATAAATAAACTATTAGTTTGAAACCTATAAATATTAATTTTTCGTTTACTTGTTTCTTTCCAAGTATTTTTATGGCTAATTCCTTTTCTATCTCCAATCTTTAACCATCCCATTTGCGTCCAGAAAAAATTACTTGCTAGATCATCAGCGCAACCGCAAGCAAAGTCCTCTCTTCCTACTAAATTGCCATGACTAATAGCAGCAGACAATAGTGCCTTACCACGTTCAATTAATCTAGCATCTTCCTGAATACATATTTGATTGCATTTAGATATTTTTCCGTAGCTAAACATTACAAAGCCAACTAAATCACCATTCTCCTCACATACAAATATTCTGTCATTACAAGTCGTACTCCATCGTTTACCTGACTTATGACCTGTAATAGCTGCTGTATATGCTGGACTAGGAATAAACCCAAGAGAAAAACTTTCTTTTTTAGATAAACTAATAATGTATGGAACATCTTCCAATATGGCTGCACGTATCATGCACGGAAACTCCCACGATTATCAAAGTCTATAGGCTGACCACCCAACGTATCAACAAACTGTTGGCTGTTGTGCTCAAAATACATCCCGTAGAACTCCTCAGCCTCACCGTTACGCTGCTTCTGGCACATTAGGAACATATCTGGCTGTTTCTCGTCATAGTCCTCATTGTTCCTACGAGCGTTCTCCTTCTTCTTATTACGCCAGACTAGGAACACATTGTCCACCTGATCTGCAATGCTTCCAGAACCCTTTAAATCGGTCTTAGAAGGCTGTATCTCCTCAGACTGCAACTTACGTATGTGGTGG